AGCGCCTGACGGAGCAGCATCGCCTCTTTAATAAAAGCATCACGCTGTTTTTCGTTATCCACGCCTGATAAAAAGTTTACACCGCCCGTAATGGTTTTCGCGCGGGTGAGGTCGCTTTCCGTGGTCATGAACGCCGAATAGTCAAAACCGTGGAACAAGCTGCGGCAAACCTCCAGCTTTTCGATGAATTTCGGCAGGGCTGTTTTTGCGATGTCGGTATCGCCGTAGTTATGTTTATCGCGGTTGGTGTAGTCGTTCATCGCTTGCTTCAACGCGGCGGCAATACCGACATAATCGACTACCAAGCCGCCCTCTTTATCCTTATAAACCCGGTTGACGCGGGCGATTGCCTGCATCAAATTATGCCCGGACATCGGCTTGTAAACATACATTGTGGCAAGGGAAGGCACATCGAATCCCGTCAGCCACATATCCACGACAATGGCGATTTTCAACGGGTCGTTATTATCCTTGAACTTTTTTGCCATTTCGTCGCGGCGACGCTTGTTGCCGATGATGCCGCGCCATTCTTCGGGGTCCTTGTTGCTCTCGGTCATTACCACGCCCACTTTATCCGTCCATTCCGGGCGCGACGCCAACAGCCTGCGGTAAATGTTCATGGCGATGGCGCGGGAATAGGCGACGATCATCGCCTTGCCCGTCTGTTCGTACTGGCGGTTTTCTTCGTAGTGCTGGATGATGTCGTCGCACAGGGCGGCGATAGTCTGCTCCGCGCCGAGGATGGATTCCATTTGGCCGAGTTCTTTTTTGCTTCTCTCAATGGCGTATTCCTCCGCGTTTTGCGCCATGAGGTCGTATTCCGCATCAATCAGGCGCAGAATATCGTCGTCCAGCTTCAGGTGAATCACGCGGCTCTCATAATATACGGGGCGGGTCGCGCCGTCCTCCACGGCTTGGGTCATATCGTAGATGTCGATATAGTTCCCAAACACCTCGATGGTGGAGCGGTCTTTGCTGGATATGGGCGTTCCCGTGAAGCCTATGTAGGTCGCGTTCGGCAGACTGTCGCGGATAATGCGGGCCGTGCCGAGGATGATGCGCCCCGTTTTCGCGTCCACTCTTTCCTCTAACCCGTACTGCCCGCGATGGGCCTCATCCGCCATGACGATAATATTGCGGCGTTCGGAAAGGGCTTCCGAAGATTCCTCAAATTTCTGCATCGTGGTAAAGATGATGCCGTTGGCCAGCCGCCCCGCGAGGAGTTCTTTCAAGTGTACACGGCTTTCGGCGTGCTGCGGGGTTTGGCGCAGGAAATTCGCGCACTTGGCGAACTGGCCGAAAAGCTGGTCGTCGAGGTCGTTGCGGTCAGTCAGTACGACGATTGTCGGCGAGTTCAACGCGTCTTGCAGCAAATGGGCGTAAAACACCATGGACAGTGACTTGCCGCTGCCTTGCGTATGCCAAAAAACGCCGCCCTTGCCGTCTGTGACGGTGGCGTTCGCCGTAGAAGCGACGGCTTTTTTCACGGCAAAATATTGGTGGTACGCGCCGAGAATTTTCGCGTCGTCGGAAAAGCAGATGAAGTTCTTGATGATGTCGAGCAGGCGCGCCTTGTCAAACATCCCCTCAATGAAGGTGTCAAACTGGGCGTACTGTGTGTTTTCATAACTGCCGTCCTTCGTTTTCCACTCCATAAACCGGTCTTCGCCCGCCGTGATGGTCCCCGCTTTTGACATGGCGAGGTCGCTCATCACGAGAAAAGCGTTGTAATTGAACAAGGACGGAATCTCATGCATATAGTTCCGCAGTTGCAAAAACGCCTCGGAAGCGTCGGTTTCTTCGCGGGAAGGTGACTTCAATTCAAAAATGACCACGGGCAGACCATTCAGAAACACGAGTAAATCAGGGCGTTTTTCGCTGTTCTCAATGATCGTCCATTGATTGGCGACTGTAAACGTGTTCCGCTCCACATTTTCATAATCCACGAGATAAATCAGCGCAGCCCTCTGCTCTCCATTATCGAAGTAATTAACCGAGACGCCGTTTTGAAGGTAATCCATGAACTGGACATTTTTTTGATGGAATGTGCCGCCCTCGATGTTGCGCAGCTTATACACAGCCTCGTACAACGCGGTTTCTGGCAGCTTAGGATTGACGCGCCGAAGAGAGGGTAGAAGCTCGTCCAAAAAGAGAGGCTCGGAATAATCCCGTGCCACATCCGGGCCGTAGATATAGCGGTAGCCCAAAGTGTCGCGGAACACCTCGATTACGGCGTTTTCGTAGTTGGCTTCGGTATATGCCAAAAGAATGCCCCCCATTTATATCCAATTTCTATCGTAACGCCTATAGGCGGTAAATCATCATTTAGCGGCGAGATCGGCCACGGATAGCTCGCCAGACATCAGGCGGGGCAACAAGGAGTCACGGGTGGCTTGAAGATGGCAACTTTCCGCATAATTCGTCTCGATGGCTCTGTCCATCGGATTAACCAGTTCCTCAAACTGACGAAGTACCCCGCCAGCGGGGATAAGCACAGGGAGGTTTGCCATATCGTTCTTGTTGATAGAGCCAAACACCGTGCCTTCGCCGTTGAACATATCCAGTTCCTGTTTCAAGGCGAACATCGTATAGAGGACAAAGGACTGACAGCTATTGTTGCTCTGGATACCTGCCAAACCGCGACCGAGGCAACAAGACTCAAAAGCGACGTTCAAATCTCCGACAGGTGCGCGGACGCTCATTAGCACATCGCCTTTTGCTGCCATACGCTTGGGTTGCGTGGTGAACAAGCGGCGAGCGGGAAAGCGAGAACCGAATTCGGCGCGTCCTTGATAAAAGACCATTCCGATACCGTCCTCATTGTAACTTGCCCCGTCTGGGGATTGCCCCATCGTGACATTAGCGATTTCCGAGAGTGTGCCTTCCCGCCAATCGCCGGGCATCTCGCCGCCCCACGGCTCGAAGTCCACGAACCATGACTTGAAAAGGGCTTGCGCCATCTGCTCTAAATGATGATTTATCTTCGTATTAGAGTCAATTTTAGCAGACAGATCGAAGTACATATCGCCAATGGCGATTTGCACGTCCATATCTGGCAAAGGTATCCTCAGCTCACCCAAGAAACTCTTTTTGAAGTGGGGAATAACATCACCCACATTATAATTGTGGATTTTCGTTTGTATATCCTCACTCCGTAAAACGGCAAATAAATACTTGTTATACAGCTTACTTGAGTCTGCGCGAAAAGCTATCATATCTTGTGCAATACAAAAATTCACTGGGTCTGGCACCATACAGACCCTGCCAGGTGTTCCTTTGTTTACAAAGATAATGTCGCCAGGCTTCGGATGCGCCCGAAACCATGCCTTATATGTATCATCAGAAAGATACCGTATTTTTTCGAACACAGGATATAGGTACTCATTCTTAATGCAATTTGTCGCTATTAAAACATGACCATCCTCTGCTGTTGGTACGGTCTTTCCTCTATTATCCACTATAAAAGAAAGAAGCTCAGGGAGCGGTGCTTCAGGGCAGTTAGTCATATCAAATGTCAAACCCAATCGCCCCCAGTCTCTTCCGTATCTCTTCTTCCAACTCATGGGAACGCTTGAACATCTCCGACAGCTCGCCCGTCAGCCGTGCCATCTTCTCCTCGAAAGGTTCGCCGTCGTCCTCCTGATCTTCAATGCCGACATAGCGTCCCGGCGTTAATATGTAATCTTGCTTGGCGATTTCCTCCGTGGTGACGGCGGCACAGTATCCCTTTACATTCTCCAATGTCCCGGCGTCAAACGCTTGGAATGTGGCGGCGATCTTGGCGATGTCCTCAGTGGTCATCTCACGTAAGCGTCGGTTGACCATCGTACCCATCTTGCGGGCATCAATGAACAGCGTCTTTCCCTTTTGCTTCTTGTTCCGGCTGATGAACCAAAGTGACACGGGTATCTGCGTGGTGTAGAATAACTGTGTGGGCATGGCGATAATACCCTCTATGAGGTCGTCCTCCACAATTTTGCGCCGGATTTCGCCCTCGCCGCCACTCTGGGAGGACAGTGAACCATTAGCAAGAACAAGCCCGATTTTTCCGTTCGGCGACAGATGATGGATCATGTGCTGCATCCACGCGAAGTTTGCGTTTCCGGACGGAGGCAAACCGTACTTCCAGCGTGGGTCGTCGTTTAGGGAACCGTCGTTCCAGTCCGAAAGGTTAAAAGGCGGATTGGCGAGGATAAAGTCGGCTCTCAGCGTCGGGTGCAAGTCGTTATGGAAGGTGTCGGCGTTTTAGCCGCCGAGATCGGCCTCGATGCCGCGAATGGCCAGGTTCATAAGCGCCATCTTGCGCGTGGTCGGGTTTGCGTCCTGGCCGTAGACCGCCAAATTGCCAATGTTTCCGCTGTGATTGCGCACAAATTCCGCCGACTGCACGAACATGCCCGCGCTGCCGCAGCACGGATCGTACACGCGCCCCTTGAAAGGTTGCAGGACCTCCACAAGCGTTCGAACCACGCAGGACGGCGTATAAAACTCACCCGCGCGCTTTCCTTCCTGTTCAGCAAACTTGGAGAGACAATATTCATAGGTGCGGCCCAGGATATCCTTGTCCGTGCCATGTTCGATCATCTGAATGTTTGTGAACAAGTCAACAACATTCCCAAGACGGCGCTTGTCCAACTCGTCACGGGCGTAATTTTTAGGCAGGATGTCTTTCAGCCGCTTGTTCTCTTTTTCTATGGCGCGCGTGGCGTCGTCAATGACCGTGCCGATCTCCTCTTTGTGCGCGGCGTCCGCTATGACGCTCCAACGCGCCGACGACGGCACGAAAAACACGTTTACCTCAGCGTAAGCGTCCTTGTCCTCGACGTCGTCATCGTCGGCTGCCAATTCACGGTAACGCTCCTCGAATTTGTCCGAGATATATTTAAGGAAGATGAGTCCAAGCACGACGTGCTTGTATTCGCCCGCGTCCATGTTGCCCCGGAGAATATCAGCCGCCGCCCAGATTTCCTGCTCAAAGCCGATGTTGGCCGTATTGTTGGTTGAAGCCATTTGAATTCCCTCTTTCCCCTGAGATCAGCGTGTATTGTCAGCAGGTAAAACCTCCATGATATCATCCATCTTACAATCCAAAGCTCTGCAAATGTTGATGAGAATGCCTACGTTTACATTTTCCCCGCGCCCCAGCTTGGCGATTGAGGAATAACTGACTCCTGCCAGCGTGGCAAGCTGACCCTTTTTTATCTTCCTGTCAATCAACAATTTGAATAGCTTGTTATAACTTGCGCTCATCATCTGCCTCCTGAAAAGCATCTTCTGTACACTCAATGATTGTATCATACCCGCAACAATAACTCAAGGGAAAATGTGTGAGAACTAAAAGGTTTTGTTTTATCTAAGTTGTATTATTGCATGCCTTGTGCTATAATGTGAATTATTGGAAAAACTTTACAACGGAGTGTGCTTATTATGACGCCGCAAGGTAAAAATGAGTTGGAGCGCTTTACGGATGAATATGGGTATAACCATGTCTGGTCGGCGCTGACGAAGTGGATAGTCGGCCACAGAAGTGAACTCGATATCGAGAGTAACGACATCTCTCTTGATGAAATCGACATAAAGCTCACCCGAAACCTGCAAGTCAATGGTTGCAAGTTTACATACGATGCCGTGATTGAGGCATTTCCACCCGATCTTCTGATTGATAAAGCCGCATTCAATATTACGTTGATCGACGAACTCGCACATTTTTACGGCACGTCGCGCTTGACGGCTAAATACCGACTAAAAGAATTAGGCTACAAATTCGTGGATGATATACAAATCCATGAATACGATTTTCAAGCGTATACCAATGAAATAGATGAGTACAAAGCGTTTTATGAGATGTGCGAAAGCACAGAGCTTCGAGCGCTGGTGAGTACGGGCTTCTTTACCTACGCAGATAAACACTTTGTTATCAATCATGCAAAATGTGTTTCCGTAGACGAAGACGGTATTCCTCACCTGACTGAGTATGCTAAGGCTAATCCCGAAAAGTGTACTCTCAAGTTCGCCAACATCCGCGTAAATATTAAGGAAAGTGGACGAACTTACAGCGACATTTTATATCGCAAACCCTATGAAACGTTCCAAAAATATGTCGGCAAAGATAATGAAGCCGCTCTAAAGTACGCGAGGGAATTGGCCGCGGAATATCAAGCAAGCGTGCCTGAACAGGAGAAGCTGTATATTTCATTTTCTCAGCGTCTGAGGCAAATAATTGAAGCCAAAAATATTGACGTTGTCCGTTTTCAGGAATTGACACATTTGTCAAAAGCTACATATTACAGGTTATTAAACGGTAAAGATAAACCTTCATTTCATTCTGTCCTTACCCTGTGCGCAGGGTTAGATTTAGATATTTGGTTAACTCAAGAATTACTCGGCAAAGCAGGTTTTGTTTTCAATAGTAGTCCAGCACATAACGCCTATATTATGGCTATAACAGAATTTAGAGGTCGTTCCATAGACGTACGAAATGAGTTCCTCTCAAATCTTAATATAAACGATGTCTCGTTATTGGGAGATGACCTCCCGTAACATGACTATTGAATAATACGAACGAGAGCACCGCACGCGCGGTGCTCTTATTTTTTTTACCCTAAATATTATTTCTGTCGCATGCCGTGAGACAGAAAAATCGCGCAGTAAAGCTATTTTTTCGCTTATAAAAAATTTAACAAGATCAATATGCCAGTATTATTGCGATTTTCTTGTTTCACGGCAAGAGGCGATTTATCGGAAAAAACGAATTATGCTTGCAGGAAGCGCGGCACGGAATGCTGCGGCGGTTGGGCTTCAAGGTGTACATGCTGGACGACGAGAGACAAATCGGAGGAATCCTAAGTGAAATACAATCCCCATGATTATCAAAAATACGCCGCCGGCTTCATAGACGCGAATCCCGTATCCTGCCTGCTGCTGTCCATGGGCCTTGGTAAAACGGCGATCACGCTGACGGCGATAAACGATCTGCTGTTTGACAGCTTCCAAGTCCGTCGCGCACTTGTCATCGCGCCCCTGCGGGTGGCGCGGGATGTGTGGCCAGATGAGCAGCGGAAATGGGATCATCTTTCGGGTCTGCGCTTCTCTGTGGCGGTCGGTACGGAAACCGAACGGAAAGCGGCCCTCCGCGCCAAGGCCGACATTTACATCATCAACCGCGAAAACGTCCAATGGCTCATAGAGGAAAGCGGCGTCCCGTTCGATTACGACATGGTGGTGCTGGACGAGCTGTCGTCTTTCAAAAACCATCAAACCAAGCGGTTCCGGTCGCTGATGAAAGTCCGTCCGAAAGTGAAGCGGATCGTGGGGCTGACGGGCACGCCGACCGGCAACGGGCTGATGGATTTATGGGCGGAGTACCGGCTTCTGGACATGGGCCAACGGCTCGGGCGGTTTATCGGGCAGTACCGGGCGGCGTACTTCACGCCTGATAAGCGAAACGGTCAGGTGGTGTTCAGCTACAAGCCCCTGCCGGGCGCGGAGGAAGAAATATACGATAAAATCTCCGACATTACGATTTCCATGAAGTCCGCCGACCACCTGGTCATGCCGGAACTGGTGTCCGTCGGGTATCCGGTCAAGCTGGACCCCTTGGAACGGAAAATCTACGACCGGCTGAAAAACGAGATGGCGGCGTCGCTGACCGAAGATGAGGACGGCGAGGTGACCGCCGCCAACGCGGCCGCGCTGGCCGTGAAGCTGTGTCAGATGGCGAACGGCGCCGTGTACGACGACGCGGGCGCTTACCACTGCGTTCATAGCCGGAAACTGGATGCCTTGGAGGACTTAATAGAAGCGGCGAACGGGAAACCCGTGCTGGTGGCGTACTGGTTCAGGCACGATCTGGACCGGATCAGGGAACGGCTCCGGCTGCGCCACATCCCGTTCTCCCAGCTTGACTCGTCCGAGAGCATAGCGCGTTGGAACAGAGGCGAACTGCCCGTCGCCCTGATCCACCCGGCCTCGGCGGGACACGGGCTGAACCTCCAGGCCGGGGGTTTCACGCTGATCTGGTTTGGGCTGACATGGAGCCTGGAACTGTACCAGCAGACCGACGCCCGACTCTGGCGGCAGGGACAAATGAGCGAGACGGTGGTCATCCAACACATTATCGCGGAAGGCACCATCGACGAGCGCGTCATGGCGGCACTGGGAAAAAAGGACCGTACGCAGACGGCGCTAATCGACGCTGTCAAAGCCAATCTGTGACAATCTAAGGAGCAAACCATAGTCAAAATATGCCAATCCGAGTGAATCCATCATTTTCGGAGGGATATTATGGCTGGCAAGATTAAATGCAAGGACTGCGCGTTCGCGAGGGCCGACAGGAAAGCGAGTGAACGGGACTGGACCGCCTATGAGTGCGGCAACCGCGGCAGCGAATACTACAAGGCTCTGTTGAACGTGACGCCGAAAGGCGAGAAACAAGCTTCCATTTCATGGCGCGGCTGCGCCGAAGGGAGGGCGCGGTAATGACGGCGAAGGAATACCTCTCCCAGACGTGGCGGATCAACCGTATGATCGACGCAAAGCTGGAACAGGTGCGGGAACTTCGGGAACTGGCCGTGAAAGCCACGTCGACACTCTCGGACGCCCCACCTTCCGGCACCCGCAACATACACAAGATGGAGGACATTATCGTCAAGATGCTGGACCTCGAAAACGAGATCAAAGGCGACATCGACGCCCTCGTCACGCTGAAGCGCGACATCAACGCCGCGATCAAGAGCGTCCCGAACCCCGACCATGTGGTGCTGCTGGAACTGCGGTACCTGTGCTTCAAGCCTTGGGCGGAGATCGCCAACACCATGAATTACGGGCGGAAGTACATCTTCCGGCTTCACGAGAACGCGCTGCGGCAAGTGGCGGTACCGCGGCAAGAGGATACCAAAGTCACTTGATAGATACCCGGCGCATCGGTTATCATTATGATGGCGAAAAATAAGAGGGACGCACCCACGACGGAGCGCCCTTTTCTTTTGCATCGGAACGGAGGAAACACGGTGCCATATAAAGCAAAGAAGCCGTGCGCTTATCCCGGCTGCCCCAAGCTGACCGACCGCCGGTACTGCGAGGAACACGAGAAAAACGCGTCCCGGCATTACGAGCGGTACGGCCGCGACCCGGAACATGATCAGAACTACGGCGCGGCGTGGAGGAAAATACGGAGCGCGTTCCTAGAGGATCATCCCCTGTGCGAGATATGCGAAGCAGACGGCAAGCTGACCCCGGCGACATTGGTTCACCATGAACGGAAGCTGCGGGACAGCGGGAGCAACGATTACGAAAATTTGCAGTCGTTATGCCAGGAATGCCACAGCCGGCTGCACGGGCAAAAAGGCGACCGCTGGGGAAGCCCGTCAGGATGATATTTTCTTTAAGAACTCACTCGGTGTCAGCGCGGGGACAGGAGAGTTTTTGTAGTCACGGGTATTCCGAGTGATGATGCAATCGGCTTTTTCCCGCTTGGCGGTCGCCGCCACAATCGCGTCTTCCAGATCGGACATGTCATACTTGACAGCCGCGGCCACGTCGCCGGCTCTCGTGTCGCAGACGCCTATGAGCTCCATCAGGCCGGACACGGTATGCCGCGCCTTTGACGCGTCGCCCGTGCTCTTTCGGACGATGTAGTAAATGTCCGAAACCGCTCCGGCGACTATATATCCGTCGAACATCTTTTGTGACGCAAGCTGGATGGTTTTGTATGACGCCTCGAAAAATTCCTCGCGATGATCGGTAACGTCGATGACGACGTTTGTGTCGATAATGACCTTCATTGGCGCGCCAGCCTTTCAGCCCTAGCCTCGTCCAGCGTGACCGGGTTTTCGGATGTAATCCCTACCAGGCTGTCGAGGATTGCCTGTTTGTCCGGAGCCGGATCGGATATTTTAGCGATTGCTCTGCCGTTCTTGGTGACCAAGATATCCTCACTCGCGGCGAGGTCAAGATACTTTCCGATGTTCGCTTTGAATTGCGTGGCGGTGATCGTCATGAAATGACACCTCCTTTTATTAGCGTCCGATATTAGTATACCATAATCGGGCGAAAAAGTAAACTTAAACCGCACTGATTAAAATACAATTATTGGACGGAACACAGATATAAGATATGAGGTTTGACCGCCGGGGAGGGGTGGGTCGGAAACCTTTCTACCTCACTCCCAAACACCGGCGCTGGCCTTTCGCGCGAATTTTTCAAGAATCAAAAATCAAAAAATCAAAACGGAAATCAAAATCAAAGCGGGGTTTGTTAGTCCCCGCCTATTCCGAGGTGACGCTCATGCCCAGCGGAGGGTATCGTCCGGGGGCGGGCCGTCCCCGGAAAAATATAAACGAGAAGAAGCTGGAAGGCAAGGCCCCGAGCGCCGCCGACGTGAAAGCCAAGCCGAAAAAGGTATACTCCAAAAACGTCATGGCAGACTACTTCTCCATGGCGATGAAGGAGTGCGAGAAAGAAGTGCCGCCCGCTGACGCGCTGCGCGCCGAGATTGAGGAGTACATCGCGGCGCGGGGTTGCGACGGCTATGTAGCGCCGCAGACAATTACGGATTACGTGCTAAACAGGCAGGGCTTCCTGGCTTGCGAAGCCATGAACCGGAAAATCGGCAGGATGACCAAAGACCTGAAGCTGTCGCCTTATGTCACGGCGGGGCAAGGCTATTACAGGGCGATGCAGGGCGACTTTAACCTGATCATGCAGATCATCAACCGGCACAGCGGCAATCAGGGCGAGGAGAAAAACGCTTTCCTGGAGTTGCTCACGAACAGGGGGTTCTGACAGTTGCGAACGACCGAACGATTCGAAAAAGTGAACGTGGACCGGCTCGTGCCATATGCCCGGAACGCCCGCACCCACAGCAAGGAACAGATTTTGCAGCTTCGCTCATCTTTGCGGGAATACGGGTTCGTCAATCCCGTCATCGTGGACAAAGACCTGAACATCATCGCGGGGCACGGGCGCGTGATCGCGGCGAGGGAGGAAGGCATGACCGAAGTTCCCTGCGTGTTCGCGGAGCACTTGACCGAGGCCCAGAAACGCAGGACGGCGGGATACGCGAGGGTCAGCACCGACAACGAGGAGCAGTTGACCAGCTATGAGGCGCAAGTCGATTACTATACCAACTATATCAAAAGCCGCGAGGATTGGACCTTCATTTCCGTGTATACGGACGAGGGGATTTCCGCCACCTCGACGGCGAAACGCGACGGCTTCAAAAAGATGGTAGCCGACGCTCTGGAGGGCAAGATTGACCTTATCGTCACAAAATCGGTCAGCCGTTTCGCTCGGAACACGGTGGACAGCCTGTCCACCATCCGCATGCTGAAGGAACACGGCGTGGAGGTTTATTTCGAGAAAGAAAACATCTGGACTTTCGACGGCAAAGGCGAGTTGCTCATCACGATCATGTCCTCGCTGGCGCAGGAGGAGAGCCGCTCCATTTCGGAAAACTGCACATGGGGCCAGCGGAAACGGTTCTCCGACGGCAAAGTCTGCGTCCCCTACAGCCGGTTCCTGGGTTACGATAAAGGCGAGGACGGTACGCTGAAGCTGAACGAGGCTGAGGCGGTTATCGTGCGCCGTATTTTTGCCATGTTCCTGGAGGGCGCCACCCCTCATTTAATCGCGAAGCGGCTGACGGATGAAAGCGTCCCGACGCCGGGCGGCAAGCGGGTATGGAGCCCGGCGACGGTCAGGAGGATGTTGCAAAACGAAAAATACAAGGGCGATGCTCTTTTGCAAAAAAGCTACACGGTGGACTTCCTCACAAAAAAGAAAAAGCTGAACGAAGGCGAAATCCCACAATACTATGTTGAAAACGCGCATCAGGCCATCATTGAGCCCGTGGTTTTCGATATGGTTCAACTGGAGATGGAACGGCGCAAACCGTGTATGAATCATTACAGCTGTGTCGGGATGTTCTCCAGCCGCATCAAATGCGGCGACTGCGGCTCCTGGTACGGCCCGAAGGTCTGGCATTC